TGGCATCAATTTCGCTTCATCTGCTATCAGGCTGCGTAGTTTATCTTCCTCACTATGTAGCCAGTCGTTATTACTATTGTTCATTCGTTAGTCCTTCAATAATTATAAAATCAAGGAGAGCGTTGCCACTCTCCAAGATTTTGTTGGCTATTAGCCATCGCCTGAGGTCATAGTTCCATTGACTGCTAATGTCATTGGTGATACCCAAACAGGAGCGTCGGGGCTCACTGTTGGTGCGAGGCTTGTTATGTAGCCTACGCCTGAACTCCAATATGTTCCATTAGCCTGAGTCCCACCGACAATGTTAGCAATGTCGCTGTTGTTCCATACAACTAAGAACTGTACTTCAACTTTGTTTTGGCTGATTTTTGCCATACCCTGTTGATCAGCAGGACTATTTACAGTAGCACTTGCGTTGCTACCGAACCACTTAGTGTCGTCAATAACGACATTAGTTGATATTTCATTGTCTGCTGGAGTAGGCAACTTCTGTGTGTCAACTTGACAGAAATCTGTCCAACTGAACACGCCGGTTGAAGCCGTGATAGTTACATCTTGTAAGCAACCTACTGATAAGTAACCACTATTGCTGATGTTTCCTTCAGCAATCTGTGTTGCGTTACCAATAGTGGTACTCAATATAATCAATGGCTGCGAGCCTGTCTCATTTACTGTTATTTTTGCCATTGTAGTTTCTCCTTGAGTTAGTGGCTATCCATAAAATCCATACGCTTTATATTGAAGGTATAGGTGTGTTTTTCACTACGATTACCGATAACTTCTGTTTTACTAAAAGTTACTTCATAGTATCCATTGAAGAATGTGCTGTTGGCTGCTAAGTCATTGATATGACCTAACACGAACAAACTTTGAGGATCATCTTGGAATGACACATACAATATTTCAAATTGATCTGTGGCACTATAGATTGCTCCACAAGTTTGTATGCCCAACTGATAAACTTCACGACTTACTGGGTGACAATCTCTAATATAAACACCAAATGGCACAACATCATCACTGCTTGGATAGATGCCATTGACTTCTACGATAGGAATGAGTGTATCACACACTTCCCTCATATAAGCAATGACCATCTCCTTAGTGACAAGAGGTTGATGCGTACTTGGTATCGCCACTAGAAATATCTCCTATCATTATAATAAGATTGATCAGCCGTCCAATTTTCTTCTAACTTCGTTGTTGGTCCGTTAGGAGCATTTTGATTCAAGTCATACCAGTTTGATAGTTGGCTTGCCTTAGTCCATTCATTCTCGTATCTACGAAGGGCGTGATCAAAATTTACTTTATCAACATCATTGACATTTGATGTGTCGCTTACGATACTTTCATAGAAGATTTTCACTGCCATAAAAGTATCTAAGCGTATCAAAGTTTGACTTGACTTGATTAGTAAATTAGGATTGAAACTACTAACTAACTCACCGTTAGGTAAGTTTTGATAATAGTTTGCCCCAAATACCGTATCGCAATAATTTTGCCACCATCCAAACTCCATAGCGAACAAAATTTCTTGGCTTCCCACTTTGAAGTAGTTATCCCAATTTACATTCATCTGTGAAGCACGGCGTTCTGCTGCTGGATCATAAAATATGATGTCTGCTACAGTTGCGTTGCTAATTCTTTGATACGGAACACTCATAGTTATTTTTTCCTATACTAATTCAATATTATTGCTGGATATTGATACAACCACCGCGTCTTGGATCGGCTACGCCCGCACCCATATAAGCAAGACCGGTCAACCACATCTGTAGGCCACCCGGTTTTTCGCCCATTTTTATTTGTAGGCCTTCTTTCAATACAGTGATCAAAGCACTGTCGTGGAAGTATGCGCCCACAAGAACACTGGTTGATGCTGTACCCAAGAATGTGCGTGAAGCAGTTGGTAGGAATGTAGTGAATACGACTTTACAGCCATATATGCTTTCAATCTTACCAGTGGATAGCAACTCGTTACCAAGTGCTGATAGGTTTGAACCACCTGATTGGCTCACTGCGCCACCTGTTAGTTCTGCTAACAAGCGATTCAATGAAGAACCAACCTGATTTGCTACTGATGCTGGAGCACCGGCAGCAAGGTCTGCGCTACCATTGCTGTCAAGAACGATAGTTGGTATGCCTGGTAGGCGAGCAACTTTATAGTTCTGCTTGACAAGACGAATCAAATCAAGTACGCTGGCTGCGCTGAAACCCTCAGTACCGCCTGATGCTGCTGAGACATTAGTTCCTGCTTCAGCAAGTTCCATTGCGCCAAGAGCCGTTGGACGAGCAAAGCCGTCTGCTGGTGTTGGAGCATAGTTGCTGTTGCTTGGTGACACCTTGAATCCGTTTGCTGCGCTAAATGCTTGGCAAACACGAATGTCTACTTTTTCAGCATAACTCTCACCGAGTTCAGCACCTAGTGTAGATGCTAAATCAAATGATGTAGTCCAGTTGTAAAAGTAATCAAAGGCCGTGGCCGCTACTGCGGGTGTGGCTGTGATTGTCTGTTGTCCTAATGCGGGTGTCTGTTCATTAGCAGCACCAGCCGCAGCGCCGAAGCCTGTGCCTGGTGATGTTGAAGTACCAGGAGCAGCATTAGGTGCGTAATCCTGATAAGTTATCGGTGCGAATAGTGGTACTAAGTATTGATTACCTTGATTAGGGGCAACAACAGTCGTTAGATCCACTAGACCACTCGCTTGGTGCATTGCTCTAAGAGCAAAGTTGGCAATCGCAAAAGTAAAGCCATCGCCTTCATCTGCTGTGCCGTCTAGTACATATGCCATGATATATCTCCTTTTAGATTTTTAGGCTTATAATATTTTCTTGGAAGAAGTTGAGACACTAGCACCTACCTTCATACCCTTTAGACCGATACCTCTACCTACACCCATGCGTTGAGCCCATGCTTCAAAAGCAGCAGGATCTTTGCTATAGTCAGGTATATTATCAGTAGGGGCTCCAGCAAATTGCGTTTGTCCTGGCTTCAACCCACTGCCACTTGATAAATTATTTTGCTTCAACAATTTAGGATTGCCTTTAGCAACTTCTTCTATCAAGCCTGCGATTGTAAGTGGATTACCATCAAGACCATATCTTTCTTGACCTTTGCCATTTACGATAGCATAAGTGCCGTCTTTCTTCCATTGAATATTAGACTTGACTTTGCTTAGTGCGTAGTCGCTTAGGTCATTATCAAAACGATCTCCCATGTTGCGTAAGATTTCAGCATCTAGTTCCTTCTGTCTAAGGGCTCGCTCCTTACTTGCGAGGTCTTTTTGAAGTTTACTAAACTGCTCACGCAAATCGGTATTGTCATCAGCAACATCACGCCCCATGCGTGTGTCTAGTTGCTCATGTTCCACTGGTTGTGCGTTACCACCGGATCTGTTTGAACTTGTTCTTGCCATATAAGCAATCGCTGCCTCAACGCTATCAAACTGTTGACCGCTTGCTTGTGACAAAGCGTTCAATATTGTTGATGTTGTTGATTTGCGAACACTTGCTGGATTCACTTTGTTTTCAACAGATGTAGAGTTGTCAGCCTGTTCTACAGCAGGGGCACTATCGGAGCCAACGATTGTATTGTCATTCATAGTAATTGTTTCCTTGATTGTGTCGTAATCATCGTATTATCGGCCCGTGTTTATTCCCGCAAGTTGTACTGTGACCGCTTGCTGGGTATAGTAAGATGGACCGGTATCCACTATAGGTGTACCGTAGCCTTGTAAGCCCTCGCTATCACCAATTTCTAGATCGTCATCACCGTATTCAGGTTCGTCTTCACCAAACTCGTCCATAGTTGGTATCTGACTTCCTAGATCACGGGATAACATTGTCATATTGTCCTCTGTCATCAAGTCTTTGACTTGCTGATCTGGTATAGTATCAATAAACGCTTGCTCATATTGCGGGATCTTTTCAGCAGGAGCAAGCATACCGATAATCTCTTTTGTGATAAGATTATCAATAATCGGATTATTCTGTACCATGGCTCTAGCCTGACCCATCAAGGCTAATCTATAATTCGTGTCATGTGCCTCATAATCCGTGTTATAATGTACTTCGCCTGCCCAGCGCATATTCATAAATCGTGCTGCGTAGGTAAAGATAAGTTCTTCTGCTACTTCCATCAATCTTGCTTTAGATTTGGCAAGACGATGTAACTGTTTTCTTTCTTCTATGATGGCTACGCCTGAAGCGATTTGATTCTTTGTATTGCGTAGTCCACCTAAGCCTGTTAGTGCTTCAATCTGTTCAAGTATTTCACGCTGGCGGCTAGTGATTTTGTCAACATCGCCCGTATCAACTGGAATAGTTTCTACTTGCCCTTGAGTAGCACGAACAATCGCGCCGGCGTGTACAGGAATAGCAACGCCTTTATCGGCACGAATAATTGTTTTAGCAAACTGTATGCTGGTATATGCTTCACATTCAAGTTTATAATGCTCCCTTTGTGCGTCACTTGCGGCGTCAATGTCGCTGATGCCTACATCAATACTTCTTGGATCTCTACGACCATAAGCGATAAAGCCTGGTATAGCCATACCAGGAGGATAATATCCTTCGCCTTGTACTGTTACTTCATTCTTGTTTATATTTTTATTGACTTCATAACTTTTCCAATAACTTGGTTCAGTTTCACTACCCATATGGTAGCATTTTATATACCAACAATCTTCACTCTCTGTTTCTAATACTTTTATATATTTGAGCATGGGCTTGCCACCATACCATTCCCACTCCCAATCCCATACATGTAAAGGATCCATGACTACAACATATGGTCTGCCAAAGTTTGCGTCATTGCTTTGTGGCATGTCTACGAATACCCAGCAATGTCCATAGATACTTGTTAGATCGCCTACTTGTTCCATAAAACTAGTTAGGCTGCGATTGTTTAGATCCGCATCTAATAAAAATAGTTGTGCCCACTCTGTGTTGTCAGGATTGATATATTGACCTGCGGGCGTAGCAAATTTTAGTTCACGCTTGACACCAGGCTCAAACAATACATCGTTTATGGTATCAACAACATAACGGCATATAGGTTGTGCCACAGTATTGAGTATCAAATCGTTCCATAAATTGCTATCTTCGCTAGGACGCTTTTTACGCACATAGGTTTTGAAAACAAATCCTCCGAGATAGGAATATTGTAATGCGACCATTTGTTCATATGTTTGTTGATAGACGGGATGTTTTTTGATAAGGTCAAGTGCGTTCATGCTTTATTCCTGGCAAGTGTGCCGTTATATTTACCCTATATAATATTGTATTTATACAGGTCTACGCAATTTATTGTGATACTTCCCACGCATGCCAGCATAACAATCTTTATGTACTCTACTAAACCAAACTATGTGTGTAGTAACACCACAATGCGGACATGTTTTATATGGTGTTTTAGGCTTCATCCAATGTCGTCCATGTTTATCCATGATGCGCTTTGTGCGAGTCTTTGGTGTGCCTAATACAAGGTGATCAGGATTCACGCATCTCTTGTTCAAACAAGTGTGTTGTACCTCTTTACGGCGTATGTCTAAGCCTTTGTATCTAGCCATGACTCTATGTACCGTTA